AACTGCGTTCAGTCCGTGCTTTGCGTGCCGCTTTGTCTTGTGCAAATGCAAAGCGATATGTGTTTTGCATCGCTTGCACAAATGATGCTCTACGCAAAGAGCCGTTTGAAAGCAATGCCATGATGACTGGGTTTGTTTCTGCTTTGTTCATGTTGATTCTCCAATAATTTATTTTATTTATTTTGTAGCCACTTTCTTCAAAAGACTTTAACAATCCCCATTGCTTCAATCCGATTTTAAGTTTCAGTGGCTACGGTGGATATAATACACAATTTTTCTAAAATAGTAAATTATTTTTTTAAATTAGGAAAATAACTAAGTAAATAATCCGACTAAATCATGTTTGTTATCCAGCAAACGCTTTTCGGCAATAGCGAAATAAGCCGCATCGAGTTCGCAACCGATAAATTTACGTTTGTTATTGAATGCCGCCACGCCTGTTGAACCGCTACCCATGAAACAATCCAAAACGGTGTCGCCTTCGTTGGAATAGGTTTTTATTAACCATTGCAATAAATCAACGGGCTTTTGCGTGGGGTGTAATTTTTCAGAATCGGTTTGTTTTTTGATGATTGTTGTCGGGTGTCTATCGCCGTTGTTGATTGTACTTGCTTGTTTTTGTTGAGAGTATATTTTTGTCACTGTGTCTGGGTTGTTATTCCTAACATAAGGCTCTCCAACCGTCTTTTGCGGGTTGTACGTTGTCGAGTTTCTGTTTTCAGTAAAAACACCAATAAATTCATGCGCTCTTAACGGGCGGAGATTTGCATCTAAAAAACCCACCGCCATTGTTTTATGCCAAATCAATTCATAAGTGGATTTAAAAACCTTTTTCGAGCGCAAATCAGCGAGCAAATTAAAATCCGCAAATGAAACCAATATGCCGTTAGGTTTTAAAACCCGCTTGCATTCTGTTAGCCACGCTTCAAAATCAATGCGCGGTGCTTTATCAAATTCCAAGTCCGTAGAGTAATACGGCGGGTCGGTCAAAATTAAGTCGATTGTGCCGCTTTCAATTTCTGCCATTAACTCACGGCAATCTTTATTATGCAATTCCATAACACCCCCTAAAAGCCTCAATCGCGCCTTCAAAACCAATTGCCACACACACGAAAGCCCCCATCTTTTGAGCCTGCAAAAGATAATCGATTTGTTCATTTGAAATGGTGGCGCGTGGCGAACGTGATTTCAGCTCGCAAACAAAAGGCGGGTTGGCTGGAATGATAATATCCGCCGTTCCAGTCGTTAAGCCTTCAGCTTTTTGTTTTTGTACTTGTTGCATTGAACGCTTGCCTTCGTTGCGTATATGCGTAGCTATCGCGCCATAAGCTGGATATTCGCGGCGTAACTTAGCAAAGAATGTCATTGCGTGTTGCGATTCACTAGCCGCGTCGAACTTATCGGCTTTTCCATACACTGGAATTTCAGTTGGGATTTTCATTTAGTGCATCCTACGACGTGATTTTTTAAAATTGACAAAGTCGGGTTTTAAGACAGTTTTCGATTTTTGTTTTTCGCTAAAATCCGCTAATTCTGTTTGTGCTTTCTTACTGCATTCGTTCGTGTGTAGCTTGCTAGAACGATGCTGATTACATATCGGGCATTTGTGCATAATTCAATCCAATAAAAAACCCGCATTAAACACTTCTGCTAGAAAGTATTTAAGCGGGCTAAAAAATAGATTTTTAAATTTAACAGTTCTAGCAGAAACCAAATCTAAAAATCCACGGAAAAAATTATAACACAAATACGGCTCTAAAATACACACGATACACACAATACATTTTCTAAAGAAAAATGTATTGTATGTACTGAATCGTCATTGATACATTTATACAAAATGTATGTATTGTATTGTATGTATCCATTACAAAAAGTAAGGTTATTACAGTAATAAAAAGCCGTTTTATCAACGGCTTAGTATTTTTTACTCTTCAATTACCCACAAAAAATCACCATCGTCATCGATGTATTGTCGGTTTTTGAGCGACTTTATCGCGTCAGTATAATCACGCGCTTTATTTGTCCCTTTTGACGCATCATTGAAGTATTTTCTGTACGTTTCTTTGTGAACAACTTTGACTTCTCCAAGTCCCACAACAAGACATTCTGACTTATTAACTTTACCAACTTCTTCAATTGATTTTTTTAGTGCATCAAGGGCGGTTTGATGTGCTTTAGATAGCTTTTGTTCTTTTTCAGTATCAACGCCCGCATACTGAAAATAAACGCCTGTTTGCTGCGTGTTATCGTCATCATCGCGCCATTCTTCGCCTTGCAATTCGATTTTATGCAATAAAAACTTCAACGGCTGCGGCTTATCTGAATCTTTCATTTTTTGGCAAATCAAAGACGATTCAAAGTCGTTATTTTTCACAATGCTAAAAACAAAATCCATAGCGGCAAACGTTGCACTGCTTCCCCGTGCGCGGTTTTTATCAGCAATCCCGCTGTGATGAACGATTATGACAGTGCAGTTGTATTTTTTGACAAGTGTTTCAATGGTTGCGACAAACTGCCCCATGTCCTCAGCCTTATTTTCGTCGCCAATCATATTTCGATGCAACGTATCAATAAAAAGCAATTCTGGTGCAAATCCAGTTTTTTCGACTTCATCAATGATTGTTTGTGCCGTTTTTTCATCTAAAAAGTTAAACGATTGACGGCTAAAACAAAGATTGTCTTTAATTTCGCTACTGTATTTTTGGTTTAATGCAGTCAGTCGCATCTTAAAACCGCGCGAACCTTCGCCAGCTACATACATTACTTTGGCTGGATTTCTTACTTTGAACCCGTGCCAATTCCTACCCGTAGCAACGCAATAAGACCAGTCAAGCGTGAATAATGACTTGCCGCCACCGCTTTCACCGTGAATCATACCGATTGCGCCACGTTCAACATAACTTTTGATTAGCCAATTGGTTTTGTAATCCCCCGACATCAATTCCGATACTGACATAAACAACGATTCATTCTTAACGCCGAGTAATTCGCGCGTTGCATCAATGCCAATATCGTTAAAATCCTGTCCAGCTGTTGGCGGATAAACAACCTTTGCGCCTTTGCATTCGTTAGCGTATTTCAAGCCAACGCCGTGCCTATCGTTATCAGCACAGACAATGATAACGCGCCCTGCTTTCAGCTTCTCATAAACAATCGGCATGTTCGATGCACTAAACGCAACAATTACACCTTTACCAGTTGCGGAATGGATTGTTAAAGCAGTGGCTAACCCTTCGCACAAATAGCAATCCGAAGAAGTAACGTCACCAACAACAAAAAAACCGCCTTTCATCTTGCCGTCAGTCTTAAATTGCTTTTTGCCGTCGGTGTCAATGTATTGCAATGACTGGATTTTTTCACTCGATTCAAAAACTGGAACAATCAAACGCCCGTCCAGTCCCACACGCAAATTTTCACACGCGGCAACAGATTTACGCTCTAAATAGGCGTGTGATTCGCACTGTTGCGCGTTTTTCCATTCTTCAAGTGATTCACTAGCTGCAAAGTTTTGGCGTTGTTCACGCTCAAATTCTGCCTGCTGCATCGCCATTCGGCGTTTGAACTCGAAAGCATCGCGTTCCTCACTGGACATTGCATCGAATTTTGATTTATCGCTCCAAGTAAAGCGAGTTCCTTCGCGCCAGCACCCAAAACACGCGCCGCTTTCATCGAACACAACCAACCATCCATCTTTGTTGTGTGTTTTGCCGTTAGTGCTGAAACGGGTTATATCACCGTCAGTGTGGTTTGGTGGATTAAAACCCGCGTCAAGCATTGCATCGTAAAGACCCGCCGCAATCATAATGCCTCCAAATAATCAGAAAGTTTTTTAACCACGTCATAATTCACGCGCATTTTTTGATTTACTGTTTTCCACAACAAGCCGTATTTAATGCCAGTCACGCTGCTTACAACCCGCAAATTCATTGGTTTTAATCGTTCCTGTACTTGCTCTAATGTCATCATTTTTAAGTCCCCTTGGTTAATTGGTAAATTCATAATATAGTATTTTCGCTAGAATAAAAAATTATTTTTCTAAAACAGAAAATAATTGTGTACTTTTGCAAAAATATCGCTATACTTTGAACCGTAGCCAATGAGCTGCAAATTTATTAACTCAATAGAGGATTAAGACATGCAAGTAAATATCTCAAAGCCTTCACGCAAGGCTTCATGCTTTACAATCGTTGGCGATGTTGGAATGGGTAAATCAATGATTGGCGCAAACTTCCCAAAGCCTGTATTCGTTCGCTACGAGGACGGATTATTGCAATCGGCGTTCCCGCAAGGATTTGAATTGCCAGATTGTTTTGATTTGGTAACATCATTTAATCACGTTGTTTCGCAGTTGATGTTTTTGTTGCGTGGCGAACACGACTATCAAACCGTTGTTTTTGACACAATCACAACATCAGAACCAATTTTTATTGATGACATATTGCAATCAGAAAGCAAAAAACAAAACCGTGAAATTCACACATTGAAAGATGTTGGCGGTTACGGCGCGGGTCATCAATTAGCACAGGCAATGCACGGACGCATAACAAATGCGTGCAAATTACTAATTGAACAACGTGGCATGAAAGTTGTTTTTTTAGCACATACAAAAATCGAAACAATCGAACTGCCTGATAAATCACCATTTCAACGCTTTGGAATTGCGATGAACGAAAAATGCGCGGCATCTTACTTATCAATGAGTGATGTTGTTGGTCATTTACGCCTTGAATCTTTTATTTTAAAAGACGACCCGAAAAAGAAAGTCGGCAAAGCAAGCTCAAGCGGAGACCGCGAAATTATCTGCCACGCAAGCGCATCAAATGTTTGCAAAAATCGGCTTGGAATAACAGAGCCTCTCGCAGTGCAATACTGCACAAACCCTTTTGAACAATACCTTTAAATCTGGAGAGTAAAATATGAGTTTCTTTAAATTATCAACAGGCGAAGCGGTAAAAAGCACAGGTGAAGTAGAACTAGGCGGCGCGGCGTTAATCCCTGACAACACGACCTGCGAAGCAATGATTGTTGAATGCGGTTGGGCATCGTTTGAAGGTAAAAACTACATTAACGCAAAATGGCAAATCACGAAACCAAGTCAATACGCTAACCGCGTTGTGTTTCAGAAAATCCAGTTAATGGAAACCGACAGCAAAAAACTCGACAACGCCATCAAGATGTTTGCAGCGATTGACCAAAACGCAACGGGCGGAAAATTGGTTGCAAGTGGTGAACGTCCAACAGACGGCGCGATGTTTGCATTATTAAACAAGCCTATGCTGATTAAAGTCATGGTGTGGGATTTTAACGGCAAAACAGGCAATTGGATTAGTAAAGTGTCACCACGTTCAAGCAATGCACCAGTAGCAGCCGCGCCTGTAGCTGAACAACACGACGCGGATATTCCGTTTTAATCTGTAGCACAGGATTTCACGCACAGGGATTGTGCATTTTTACTTAACTTTTTAGGAATTTTATTTATGGCAACAATAGAAACATACACTCCAACCGCACCGCTTTACGCAATGATGCAATCTGTTGACACAACAGCATTATTACAGGGCAGCGATGATTGGTTCGCGTCAAGAGTTGGAAAAATCACAGCTTCAAACGTTGGTGCAATTTTAGGATTATCACCGTTTAAAAAACCCGCTGACGTAATGCGTGCAATGGTACGCGAAAAACACTTCGCGTTGAGTGAGTTTTCAGGAAATGTTGCGACTGAATACGGCGCAATGAATGAGCATTTAGCGTGTGCTGATTACCAGTTCAGAACGGGTAACAAAGCAACAACAACAGGCTTGCATTTATATGAAAATTGGTTGGGTGCAAGTCCAGACGGCATTATTGAAGACGGCATTGTGGAATTTAAATGTCCTTATTCTTTGCGCGATGGTGGCGAATTTAAATCGATTTTTTATCAAGAGCATTATTACGCTCAAATTCAAATCCAAATGTTTGTGACTAAAACAAAGTTTTGTGACTTTGTGCAATGGCACAAAAATGACATGATGATTGAAAGAATCGTGTATGACGAAAAATTCATTGAATTGGTTTTGCCAAAACTGCGTGCCTTTTACGATGAATTTGTTGAAGAATGCAAGGTTGGCAATCGTGAAAAACATCTTGAATCACGACACAAAACAGTAAATTCTCAATCAGTGCAATCGTTGACAAATAGATATTTGAAAATGAAAGCTGAAATCAAATCATTGAATGAAATCGCGGATAAACTTTTGATTGAAATAGTTAAAGATTGCGGCAACAAAGAAAGTGAAATCGGCACACACAAACTAACTTTAGTCAAACGCAAATCAATCAGTTATGCGAAGGCAATCAAAGAGCTTCTGCCCGAAGCTGATTTGAGCGATTATGAAAGTGTGTCGGAATTTTGGACATTGAAGTAAATCATGTTATAATGACGGCGTGTTTTTAGATTTAGCTTCTACCACAGCTTTCAAATCTAAAAGCATAAACTTTTAACCCGTTTAATTTATCAGTGTGGTAGCTGATACGTTACACGGGTTTTTTATTGTGAGGAGTTTATGAGTAAAGCAATTGCAATCGTTACTGCAAAACGTAACAAACCCACAACCACATCGTTAATCGTTGCCGAAAGTTGTGGCGTTCAACACAAAAACACACTTGCGTTAATTCGCAAGTACCAAGCCGATTTTGAAACATTTGGCTTGGTCGCGTTTGAAACGCAAGCAAGATTAAAAGGGCAGCACGGTGGCGGTGATTCTGAATTTGTGAATTTAAACGAATCGCAAGCAACCTACCTGATTACGCTATTCAAAAACACTGAAATAGTAAGGGCGTTTAAATTACGCTTGGTTCAAGAATTTGCAATTATGCGTGAATCTTTGAGCAATCCAACACGCAACAAAATCATTCAAGACAAGCGCGATTCGCATTCATTCATGACTGATAGTTTAATGTTGCATAATGATTTGCTAGGTGTCGAAACGAAAAGCTATCAGTATGCAAACGAAAACCTTATTTGTAACTTGGCTTTGTGTGGTGAATCAAGACCGATTGCAGAAAGCGAACTCGATAATTACGATGCGTTGTTGTTGCGTAAGATACGCGAAAGAAACGCGCTTTTAATCCAACGCGACATTGATTACAACGCGCGAAAAGAATTGCTGATTGAATTTGCTAATCAGTATCGAACCAAAAAACCACGTTTGCAATTAGTGGCTTAATCAACCACGGCGCATGGACGCGCCCAACTGGAGTTATTTATGTTTGTAGAAATTGAGACAAAGAGCGAAGAACTGTTATTGATTAACAGCGACCAAGTGTCATTTATTCGCGTCGGCAAAGATGCAAAAGGATTTCCGCGTGCGATTGTGTTTTTCAATGCGGGCGAACCGTTGGAACTATCAACACAAGACGGACACGCAAATCAAATGCGTAGTTTAGTTGAGTTCGATAACGCACTGGAATTATTAACCAATAAGCAAGGTAGGTTTTAAGATGGCAACACAGAAATTAACAACAACAGAAGAACAATTGACTTTCATTAACAATAATCTTTGTAACATGAGGGAATCATTGTTTTCTATGTCTATAAACCATTATGGATCTTTGGATAAGCAAGTTAAATCGGTTGAATCAATTTCACAATCAATTGAATCCATTGCTACAAATTCAGTACATGGAATGACTACAGACGCAATGGCTAGTTTAGCTAAGGCTTGCAATGATTACTTTTGGCGCGGCGGATTTTATCAAATTGTTACTGCTAAAAAAGAGCGCATTTCAATAAATAGAAAGGACGTGCAATTTGTTCGTGAGTTTTTTAGCGAAACGGTTAATTTTGATGGTAATGGAACGCCAGACGAAATGCCCGAAAGGATTGTTATTTTCTTTTCAAATTCAAGCGAACCAATTGAGTTTTCGACCGTAAAAGGGCATGAAAATGAAGTTAGCGACATCAAACTTGATTTATTGATGCTTGGTCTAACTGGAAACATTGAAAGTTTTGATAAAAACAACGTGGAACCTGATTATGATTAACCCACGATACTATCAACACGATGCACATGATTACTCAATTTCGTGGGTTAAATCAACTGCTGAAAGCTGTGTAATTGAATTGCCAACTGGTGCAGGTAAAAGCGTGGTTGTTGCTATGATTGCAAACACATTGAACCAAATCAGCAAAGGTAAGCACGTTTTGTGCATCGTTCCGAAAAAAGAATTAGTTGAGCAAAATGCTGAAAAACTGCGTTTAGTCGGCGGGCAGTGTTCGATGTTTAGCGCAAGTGTTGGCGAAACGTGCTTAAAGCATCCATTGGTTGTTGGCACGCCTGTAAGTATAAAAAACCAGTTGCACCGATTTGGTTCAAAGTTTTGCGCCGTAATTATTGATGAATGCCACCAAATCACACCAACGGTTAAAACCATTATTGAAGCCTTGCGAGAACACAATCCGAATTTACGGGTTATTGGTTTATCGGCTACCCCATACCGTTTGGGCAGTGGGTTCGTTTATGGAATTGATGCTAACGGTAAGATGCTAGACGATACGCAAGCGAAAGAGCCTTATTTTAAGCGTTTAGTTTATCGCTTAGACGCGCGTGAATTGATTGAACAAGGTTTTCTATCAAATCCAGTTATCG